ATGATTAAGTATTGTCCCATATTGTTATTTCTTTACATTATAAATATAATAGTTCATTTTTATAAAATAAACCTATTTATAGTTATGGGATTAGATAAGGATAAACTAAAACGTCTTGAAGATAAATTAAAATATTTATACAAAATGGAATTCGAACAAACAAAGTTCGTCACCAGTAATATTGACATTGACTTTGAGCAAATGGAAGATGAAGATAAGGAATGGATACTTGAAAGAGTTAATATCCAAGTTGACTTTGAATATGACGGAGCTCTTGATGGGGATGAAATATATTACTTTACCCGTGATTTGAAGATTATGTGTGATAAATTTACTTCCGTAATTAAACGATATACCCCAACCCAAGAAGGTAAACTTGTTTCAGGTGATTCAAATTGTCATGTTTCAGACCCAATGATAATCAGAGTTGATTACAAATATGAGGACACCCACAATTTTACATTAGCAACATTTATTACATACATAGACTAATGAACGATAAATTAAAAAGATTAGCCAAAAACATATCTGAATTAATACCAGATAATCCAAAAAGCCCTCAAGAAGTATTTGATTCATTTTCAAATAACGTATATGAGTCTCAAAAAGATTATTTTAATGCACTTGGTAGTGATTCAATAATTAAAATAATTTTATACATTTACTCACTTAAAGAAACAGGTGAATTTAAAATGGGTGATAATATGATAAATAGACTATCATTTGCCTCTTTATTCTTTACCAGTGGAAATTACTCACAAATGCCATGCGATTCTTGTAGTGGGGATGGAGTTGTGGAGTGTGATTATTGTAATCATAATGGTTTAGCGAGTTGTGAGGAATGTGGTGGTGATGGTACCGATTCAGACGGTGAAGAGTGTGGTGATTGTGGTGGTGACGGTGAGGTATATTGTCACAATTGTGGTGGTAACGGTGGTATTACTTGTAGTTCATGTGATGGTACAGGTGAAGTTGAATCAGATGAGGTTGAATATAACTACAGTTATATTTGTACTTGGAATAATGAAATAAAAAATCTGTGTGAATTAAATGAAGGAACACAAGAACCAGCCATGTCCGAATATGACTTTGACCGTCTAAGTGATGACTATATTACTTTATTTTATACCGAAGAAGCCGCCGAGTTAAGAAATTTTGTCGATACAAATGTTCTTTATTGTATTTCTTATTTGGATGAACCAAAATTAGGTTTACAATCTGATAAGCTCCTACAAATTCGTTGGGACGATTCATCAAACTTTCACTCTTATATATTATAATTATGGACCTTAAACGATACCTCAAATTACTTAATTCAATTAATTATCCAAATCAAACAGAAAACCTGTTAAGCGTTTTTAAATATACTGATTATACCCCATACCTATTTAATGAAAACTTATTAGAGACTCTTGGCGTAATAGGTGTTACCGACTTTGTTGGAAAGACTTTCTCAAAAATGGGAGCTATGTCCAAACCTGGATTTAAAGTTGATTTAGATGATGTCGGAGAAGATGGTTCTTACATTTACCTGATTATTGATTCATATAAAATAATTCAAGATGACGAAGACGGTCACCTTCCTTTTGAAGTTTGGATAAATTATAGTTGGGGTGATAATCAACTTATTCATGATGGAACAGGACTAACTTTGGACGAAATTTATGAAGAAGTTGGGTTGGGTGAAGTTGGTGAATATGATGAACTTTTAGACAATATCAAGGATAATGTGGCGTACAAAGTATATTCCCAAACAGGATTCCACATACACTTTGACGGTCAAATATAAAAAAAGAGAGACCGAAGCCTCTCTTTTTGGGATTGACAGGATGTGTCAAACTTCCACCACCTTGTTTTTCTAAACAAGGAAACTATACCTCAATACTCAGGTCTTCTTGTTTAATTATAGAGTTTACAAGTTTTTCAACATCATCTGAATTCAGATAACTAAGAATATCATGAGTTGCATCAGGATAAAAATATTTTGTAATGAATTCTTTTGTTTGAACATCAAAGATTGCAACCTCAAATGTGGTTTCAAAATCACCATACAACCCAATATCTCCACCTACAATAGAAATCTCAACCTTATTGTTACCAAATCTTGTTTGTTTTCCACCTCTACCTCTTAATTTATGACTTGGATGGGGTTTAGCCCATTTCTTTATGTCTTCAATAGTTATCATTTTGTCTCTAACGCCTCCATTTTAGATTTGGCAACCAAGTGCTCCGCCAATGTGTAAGCGTCCACGTTAGTCGTGATAATAGAACTCACCAAGTGTTTGTGAGGGATATGAACAAGGAAATCCACACCATTGAAAAAAGTCAAATCGTTCTTCAATTCAATACAACCCTGAACCATTTTCAAGAACAACTTGAATTGAGTATTGTTAACAAATGTCTCATTCAATAATACTCCGAAAGTCTCGTGTTGAATCTTGATGTTGTGTGATGCCATGTTCATATCCTTTGATTTAGACTACAAAGATAGTGTTTAATTCCGAACTACCAAATCAATTATTGAATTTCTCCAAACTTTTTTCAACGGTACTTACAAAAGTATTAACCAAATCATTAACATCTTTAAATTCATTCTCTCCTCGTTTTTCAAGGTATTTTAAATTTGAATGAAGTTCATTAAGGTCGATGTTTTTCATCGCATCAATTAGAGATTCAACTTTGTTCTTCGCCCTTTTAACCGCCTCTCTATCCACGTGGTAAGCTCGAAACCTTAACATCAACTCAGCTAATTTCTCAGGTTTCCAACCTTTTTCAACTAAACGTGATTCATCGATTTCGTTATCATTTTGACTGTAAACACTAATTCCACCAGAAAGAGAATGTCCCGAATTATTATAAAAAGCAATCTTCTGAAAGTTTTTTATTTTGGATTCAGTCTTATCAATCAAATACACCAAACATCCATTCCTAATATAGTTATTGAAAGTATTAGGATTACTTTTAGAAGCGGTGCACCATGTAGTACCAGCCCCATATCTTAAAGAACCCCTGTGAGTTTTAGGTGAAACCATAATAACTTCATTGTCCTCGTAAAGCACATTAACATGTTCTTGTCTATCAAATGATTTTTCTTCTTTTGCAATCTCAGCAAGTTCGTTCATGTGAACTAACGATTGATAGTTAGAAAAATCACTTGAATAAATGTCTTTGTTTGTGTGATACGCCAACAACTCATCAAATCGTTTAACCTCTTTGATTAATTGAGGTGAGGTACACATAAAATCACTATTTTTACCACGTGATACCCAAACTTTTAACATGTACTCCAAATACTTTTTGGTTGGTGTAGTATCACTATCAACTAATTTTGTAAATGTTGACATATTTACACCTGGAAATTTTAATCTTAGTTCATCTACTTTTGACATAATATTTATTTTATCGTTCTGTTTATTTCTTTTTGAATATCTTTTTCTTTCATGGTCTGTCTCTTGTCGTGTAGTTTTTTACCACGAGCAAGTACGATGTCAACCTTGAAGGTGTTTTTAACTTGGTAAATTTTGTATGGGATAATACTCAAACCTTTATCCAAACTCTTTTGAAGTTTAACTAACTCACGTTTTCTAAGTAATAACTTACGGTCTCTTTTGATATTATCATTACCAATACCTGAGATGGATACGTTTTTCATGAATAACTCTCCGTCTTGGAACATACAATAAGAATCAACAAAAGATAACTTACCATCACGAATGAATTTTACTTCAACACCAGTCAAGACCATACCCGCTTGATACGTGTCCAAGAACTCGTATTCATGCTTTGCTTTCCTGTTTACTATGTTGACTCCCTCTTTCATGGGAACAAAGATAATACAAATTTCCATATAAACAAAAAACCCCCACATTTCTGTGAGGGTCAAGTTTATTATTTTGTTGGTGCTTGTACAACACCTGGTGTTGCTGTTTCGGGATTTGGGGCCGCAGGTTTTTCTACTGGTAGTGGTGGTTCTTCCACCTGTGTCATCGCATTTGGAAATTGTCTGTTCAAATTGGTAATAGTTGTTGTAATAGTTGATAAATCAAATTCTCTTCCATTGGCCAAGTTCTTACCAAACCATTTTTTATCTTTTACGCCATAACGATATTTTGTATCTTTTGGATATTCATATTGGTAAATAACACCAATACTACTTTCTGTTGTATTTGGTGTTGATTGTCCTGCTACCTTTAATGGAGGTTTTTTTGCTTGTTGTGTCTTAGATTGCTCGGGGGTATTATTGGCCCAAACAACATCAACTCCTGAATTATCCGATTTACATTTCCAAGTACCTTTTTTTGTTTCGGCACCTGATGCATTTCCATTTCTAACATATTCTTTAATTGTATTATTTTCCCAATAAACAACAATTGAGTTGGGGTTAAACAATCTAACAAAGTCCATGTTTGCTGGTGTATAACGTCCTTCAGTATTCAAATTATCTTTCTTGTAATAAACACATGGAAACTTTGGTGATTTAGCCTTGACAAGAGCCATGTTCTTTACATTATTTGCAACATTATCATTGTAACGTGCCCCACTTGCTTCCATTTCCCCTGCCGTTTGTTCGTTCAAGGTTTTTGACTTGTCATAAGTTGCAAGTTTTTTCATTCTATTAATTTCTTCTTGAAGAATAAATTTTTCTTTGTTCATGATTTTTTATTTATAAATATCCAATATCTTGGTTTCCATCTCGGACCAATTATAACATCTCTCGTATCTTGAATCAAGACGGTGTGTTCTTTTTGGTTGCCAAGGATGTTTTTTAGTGTAATGTTTTTTGTTACAACCTGAAAGAACCAATAACATTAATACAATAATTATTTTTTTCATATTACCAAGTTCTACATGCCCAATATCTTGGTTTCCATCTTGGACCAGGAGTATCACAATTGTGTCTTGCTCTAAAGTTCTTTCTTCTTTCAGGATTATTCTTTTTAATCCTCATTATTTTACCTTTGGCCGATTTTCCACCAAAACCAAAGTTTACCTTAACAACCTTACCTTTATCGTTCTTAACATATACTTTGAACTTTTTAATGTCACCTTGCATTATCTTACCCAACTGAACTTTTCTTCCCTGATATTCCGCTTCGGTTATTAAATCACCAATAATAAAATTGGTTTCTTCTACCGAACCATATTCATCTTCATACAAAGTTTCGTTTTTGGGTGAAATACCCTTCTTCTTCATATTGATGGCAATTGCTGCTTGTTGTGCAGGACTTGAAGCTTCATTTGTTTCGTCAGCTTCTTTTTTAACACAATTTGGATATTTTTTACCAAACATTGTTTTCATACCTTTTTGAGTATACCCACTCCAACATTTTTCTGTTAGTTGTTGTTTTGAATCACTCTCAAATATGGCTTTAAATTGTTGTTCAGTTATTACTATTTTCATAATAATAAATATCCTATAAAACAAAAAACCCCGAACAATTTCTTGTCGGGGTTCTTGGCTTCAGGTTGAGAATACACCTTCTTACGAGAGACTTTACAGGAGATTATTGTTTACTCCGATTTCCACTTCCTTTTGAGAAGTACCTCTCAGTCACGGTCAATTAGATTAACCAATCCTTAAGTCGTAATCTACTCTGTTTTTACTCGTTGCTCTTCAAGGTTGCCACCCTGATTATGTCTTGCGGACTTAGAGAACTTTCACAACAATCGTATTGGGCTTGGGACCCTTTACGGCCATGAACATCTCATGACTATGTAGTGACCTGTCAATCACGACTGGCGAACGCTTTTCCTTGTATCTTTTAGTTGTTAAACATCAATTAACAAAGTTTGCGGTTGTGGATGATGAAAGTAGCGGTTCGCCGACCAAGCCATGTCATCTTTTGAACGACACGATACTTAACTACTCCCTAAGATATCCCTATCTTCATACTTCAAGTTTGTTTCATCTTAAATCCCTTGGTAGAGACTTTAAGAAGGAATCACCAGCACCACCTGTACGACCTCTTACCTTTCGGTTTTAAACCCACTTTAATATTGAATCACGCAATAGTATGGTCGGATAACCATGTGTCTTACAATAATTCTACAAGTTATTCTTATTAGTGTTCCCACCTCAACCAAACGACCCACATCGCTTGGTCATTAAACCAGTTTCCCTACAGTGTCACCCTCGGTACTCAAGGTCTAACGATATCTCGCTTGTCTACTCGAGCTCCCTTTCGGAAGCCGCAAACCACTTAACCAAATGATTCACTTTATACCACTTTCATGGTTTATTTTATGGACTATAGACCGCCCAATATCTTTAATTCAAAGAACGTTTTCTTAATTGTTTCACAAAGGTAAGATAAAGTTTTCAATTTACCAAACTTTTTGTGAAGTTTTTTTTTTGTTGCGAGAGAGGGAATCGAACCCCCGACCTCAAGGTTATGAGCCTTGCGAGCTACCTCTGCTACCATCTCGCGATATATCTTAAGTAAAAGAACTTTCAAAGTAATGTCCCACAAAGATAAAACTATTTTTTGAAATAATCAAATGTCTGTGGGACATTTTTTTTGAGACTCTCATCTCAATTGTTTCACAAAGTTAAAACAAAATTCTCATTTTGTCAAATATATATTATGAAACTTTTTTTGGGGATGTCCGTCATTTCTGACTGAATATATAAATATACCCAACAATTTCAAAAGTACTACATTTATATTGATAAGTCAAATTTTTTTAGAAAAAAGTTTAAAATAAGTCATATTCAACTATTATTTGTATTTATAGGTATGCAAGTTAGAATCAACGACAATACATTTAATGTTAAAACTTTAATAGACCGAAAATCAAAATCAATTGGAATGATGGGTAAAAGGTTTGATTCTACTTTTGATGGTGTACTATTTTTGATGGGTGGAGACAAACAATCTTTTTGGATGAAGAATTGTATCATACCATTAGATATTATAATCATTAGAAATAATGTAATTGTAAATATACATTATAATTGTCCTCCTTGTAATGGTAATGAATGTCCAAGTTATGGTGGAAATGGAAATATTGTATTGGAAGTTGAAGGTGGAAGTTGTGAATACTTGGATATTGAGCCAGGTGATGCAGTTGAATACTTACTTTGATTCTGCAATTTTTTCCTTAAGTTTTCTTTCAAACTCATTTGCAATCATCTTTGTAAACTTAACTGAAGGTGAATCATCTCTTTCAGAGTCATATCTATTTTGAGATTGAGGTGGTCTTTTACTTCTACCTAAATAATTTAAACCAGAAATGTTTGTAATACATTTGTGTCCACCTGAATTTGATTGAATTAAATCCCACGCATTGATTCCAATCTTGTCTAACATATTTCTATGTTCTTCAGTTAAATCTTTGAATGGTGTTTCCATCATATCTTGAATATGGTCCAAAACTTTTTCACCACCTTCTATAGTGGTAAACTTATCACCATATAACGCTTCAAAGTCTTTAAATGTAAATCCAATACTTTCAGGACCCACAGAAGTTTCACTAACCCACTTAATAGTTGATAGAGGAATTGTTCTTTGTTTTAGTTGGTCTTCCCATTTACTTATAACTTCTTGAGCAATTTCACCTAAGTTAACACCTTTTAATTCTCTTTCTTTTTTGAATGGATTACAAGATGCTTGAACCAATCCCATTGGCCATGCCATAATTAAAAAGTCTGCCTCAGGATTGTTTCTAAATGGTGTGTATCTATCATAAGAACCAGGTTTAAACATATTACCACCACCATATTGAAAAATGATACTATCACTGACTCTTGGATAGTTCTTCATATTTTGTTTATAATCTTCAGCGTTTTTCTGTAGTTCTTCAGGTTTAGCTGAGTTTGTCTTTTTCATCCAATCTTTAATACTATTTAAAATAGACATTAAAGATGGTTCTGAATCCATAACTAATGATTCTAAAAACCCTGGTTTATTTTTAAACGCCAACAATAATTTATTAATAACCAAACCTAATAACATTTTATTCTTTTGAAGTGGTTTGTCTTTATCTAATCGATAAATGTAATTAACCACCTCATCAGGTGTAATGTCATGTCTAGCATAATCAGCAGAATCAACAGTATTAATTAATAAAATGTCTGATGATGGAAACAAATCTCTTGGCGATACTACTTGTGATATTGTTTCTACGTTTGAACGAGCACCTCTAAATTGTTTTGAAGTACCTTTTTCAACTCCGACTTGTTTGTCGTGGTGGTCCGTATGAATTACGAACATTGGCTTACCGTGAGCAAAATCCACAAGAACTGGCATCACATCTCCCTGTGCGTCGTTCTTTTTAACTGAGAATTCTTTGTCACCGTATTGGATTATGTGAGTACCTACAACTTCAATACCATTGTTTTCAAGGTATCTTTTCATTGCAATTGCAGTTGTTACTCCATCCAAATCTTGGTGAAAGTATATTTCAGCTTTAGGATATCTTTTTCTTAAAGCTGAAATATCTCTTATTCCAGTTTCTTTAATTAACATTTTCATTAATCTAATCCAAAGAAGTGAGCGCCTTTATCAAGGATATCACCATAATCGGAAACACATTGCTTGAACATCTCTTTATCTTTATTTAACATCTTACTCATAGTATCTGGACCCCAAACTCCGTCAGCAGGATATACTCCGATTTTAGCCTGATAATTACTTATTGCTTGTGCTGATTTAGAGTTTGGATAATTACCAATACTTCCATCAATTACCAATGCTTTTCCTTCATCATCTTTAATACCTTTTTTATTTAAAAAACATTGGATTGCTCTATTGTAATTATATCCCTCTGTTTGTTCTTTAATAACTCGTTTAACAATTCTTGTTAAATCCGATTCTGTTAATTTTATGATTTTTTGTGCCATGTTAAAATTTTAAAGTTAATAAGTATTTTAATTGATTAATATCACCTAACATCTCATCTCTAAGGTTAAGTAAATCAGTATCATATCTTGGGTCTAATTGGTCTGTCATTGAAACTAAAAATTCAGTAATTCCGTCCATAAAATCTTGAACACTTAAAGATTTAATATCTTGAAACATAATTGAAAACTCTCCATTAAATTCAGGTCTACCGTATTTACCCATCATAGTCTCAGTAAATTTATCTATAAGTTCACCTAATGAATCATATATTCCACCATAAGCTCTATGCTTAGCGTCTCCAAATGTTTGCCAATGCAAAAATCTAAATTGATTTTGTATTTGGACTAATTTTAAAATTAATTCTTCTTTCATTTCTTATATATTATATTGCCATTAAGGCGGCGTTTTTTAATTGTCCACCAAAAATATCTGACATAAATCCTTGAATTGGGTCTGGTCCACCACTTGACGATGAAGGACGAGATGAAGGTCCTGATGATTGTCCCATACTCTGATTAGGAAGTGTTTCACCTATTTCTTGATTCCAAGTTTTTTGAGCTTCAGGTGTTTGAGAATACTCATTCCATTTTTGTTCGGCATTTGGCATTTTTCCTAATAATTCGTCAGGTCCTACAAAATTACCAAAACCTAACCAGTCCAAAAACCCTAAATAAGTTTTTGTTCTTTTCATTAATGACCTAGTTGCAGGATTACCACCAAATAATCTTGGGACACCTGCCCAAATTTTTTGACCTAAAGATGCGTCAGATTTCATATATTTTAACCATGAATTTCTTACGTCTTTATTTCCCCTAAATAATTTACCCTGTTCTTTTTCAAGAGATTTCATTAATGTTTGTTTCTCTAAGGAAGATAATCCTTTTTCAACGTTAATTATTTTACCTCCTTTACTAATATTTGTTGGTAATTTAATTTCTTTACTTGCTTTAATAAAAATACCAACAAATTCTTCAACGGCTCTAACTAATGGTCCACCAATTCCAGGTACTTTACCAACGGCAGTTTTTAACACTTGTAATAATTTACCACCCCAAGTAGGTGCACTCTCAACCATTTTAGCAATTGGTCCTCCCGCAATTTTAGCAGTTTCCGCAATTTTAAATGCATCACCAGCAGCTACCGCTCCTCTAAATGCCTTTGTAGTTTTGCCACCAACTTTTAGTGCTCCAACAACAGGTTTGGCTAAAACATCACCCACATATGGAACAACTGAAATCCAAGATAATAATGCAAATAACTTATCACCCTGATTCCAATAACTAACTCCATTAACAAGGTCAACAACTCCTGTTGGGTCAATAATACCTACAATATCACCAATTGTATTATACCACTCAGATTCATTAATAGATGTCACATTTTTTAATGCTTGGTCTTTAGTAATTAAAGCGAGTTGTCGTTCAGTTATTAATATGTTCGCCATTTAGGTTATTTTATTAATAAATATCCATAAAACAAAAAAAAGGGTTTTTAAACCCTTTTATTTAAATTCCATTTCAATTTGTTTATTTCGGTCAATAAAGTGTTGAACTCTATCTTGAGCAACTTTACTGTAGTTTTCACTCAATTCTATCCCAATCCATCGTCTTCCACTAATCTCAGCCGCACATAAACTAGTCCCACTACCAGCAAAAGGGTCAAGAATTACATCGTTCTTATAGGTAAGAATCTTAATTGCTTTCATTGGGATATCCATTGAGAAGGTCGCCTTAGTTTGTTGTCTTGTATCCGCAAAGTATTCCCACTGACCATAAACCAAAGACATAAATTCTTTCTTATCATCATCCTGATATACCGCTTTGGTTTTTACGGTACCATCTTCCTGTTCCATGTCAACCATGTCAGCTTTCCATTGTGGTTCACCTTTAATTTTCTTAATCCTATCTTTCTTATAAGCCAAGATAACACACTCCTTTGGATTGTAGATGTAAGGACTTGAAGGACTCATCCATGAACCCCAAGCTGTGGTCTTACTTCTGTGTGGTGAATTCTCATCAAGGTCAACAAGACCATAAAACTTAAACCCAACCTGTTTCATGATGGCCCAAAACTCTGACATGAACAATACTCGTCCACCTCTATCCTGTACGTTCACTTCGTATGGGATGTTTACAGCAATTCTACCATCATCTTTCAATGTGTTGTACGCTTCGGTCAACCATTTTCGTGAAAACTCCCAATAATCCTCCATACTCATTCTGTCGTCATGACTATCGTATTCGATTCCAACATTGTATGGTGGTGATGTCACAACCAAATCAACACAATCTAACGGTAATGTTTTCATTACCTCGATACAATCACCTTGTAATATTTTTCCTGTTTCTATCATATCTTACTATTCTTTAAATTATCTATTCGTCTTTGTAGATACCATAGAGCCTTATTCAGGTCTTGTAATTCTTTATCTTTTTCTTTTTTTCCCGCCCTTGAAATATATTTAACAGTATTTCCAAGATGGAAATCTAATTCCCACGCCTCGATAACTTTGATTGCTTCGTATGGATTGTCTTCCCCTCCGTAATGTTGGGGGTGATTTACTTGTTCACTCATCTTCTTTTTCTTTATAGAAACCAATTTTAATTTGTTGATGCATTTCTTCTTTTAATGCCTTGTTTTCTCTTTGAAGAGGTCTTACCATCATAAAATACATTATGATTAAATTTGCAACTACTGTAATCGCTAAAATAAAATACATCCAAAACATATTATTTTTTTTTATTATTTGTTTATTTACAAGGGTTTAATCACATAATAATCTTTTGCATAGATAGATTCTTCGATTAAATTTTCTTCAATAAGTTTATTTAATTCAACTCTTGCCTCATCCTCAGGAATTCTTAGGATATACTTTGCAATATAATCGATGTGAATAGGTTGTCTTAATTTAGACAATAATTTTTTAGTTGTTTTGGTATCCATCTGTTTAGTTATTATTTTTAAAATTTCTTCATCTGTATTACCTTCATTGTGTAAGTCATAAACCTTAAGACTTTCTTTATCTTCAAAAAAAAGAGCATCACTCTTACCGTAATACTCTTTCAATTTATTTTCATGAAGTAACTTTAAACTTCTTTCAATATTGATATGTCGTTTATTGAATCCCACGACACAAATATAAGTATATTATATTTCAGAGTCAAAGTTTTTTACCTTAACCATGTTAACTATTTGAAAAATATATGCGGTTATTTTTCGTTTCATGATTGGTACGATGGCTTGTTCCATTGGAAAATTCTGACTACATAACATTTCAAATACTGGTAAGTCTTTATAGTATTCAGTTTTGTTAAACTTGGAATGGTTTTCGATGATTGAAAGTAATGTTGTTTTGTCAGGAGTGTTCTCATATATCTTAGTTATATAAGTTTGACTTATGTTTTTATCTCCTCGTTTCTTTTTGATTTCATATTCCCAAACATAAACTTTATTATCCAACTTTCTATAATAAAAAACATATCCTGAACCCGCAGCCAAGTGTTCTTTATTCTTTTTGATTGAGATTTCAACTTCATCAAACACAATGTTCCAAATAGATTTTGCAATATTGAATGTGTCAAATAATTTGTTGTTTGAATATTTGATTGTCCTACCCAACTCGTCCTCCTCTTCTTTAGACATTTCTCTTGGCTTCTTTGGATACAAATCTTTTAACATGATTTCATCATCATAAGAATGAAATTTTTTGTCTGTAAGTAGGAGAGTATTTTCTTTGGATAATGATTGCATGTTTGCCAAGTGTAACGACAACTCAACAAAGTCAGGATAAATTTCAAACTTATCTAACCTCTGCTCGCATTTCTGTATGTAATCCAATAAAGTATATTTATTGTATTCAAAATCCAACGGCTCTTTTAACATCCACTCAGGATTTAGCTTAAATGCTATTTTCTTTCTTCTCCCCATACAACAATTATAACCAAATAAAAATCTTAATCAATTCTCATTACATAAAAGGTCACACCTTCAACATCGATTTCATCCGCACTTCCATCATAACCATTTAGTGTGGTACCATATCCATCTTCTTCAACAATCCCTTTAATGAACGCATCTTTGTCTATATACTCATTCATTTCTAATCCATACTCATTCATAAAACCTTCTACATCATTTTTTACTTCTTGAACTCTACTTTCAATTATCTCTTCAAGTAAATCCTCAGGGAAATCACCTTCAGGGTCTTCTTTGATATCCTCAATCTCTGTGTCCATCTCGGTAATCTCATCATTCAACTCGTCAATCCTTTCTTCAATATCCTCATCATCCTCACCATCCATACTACCCTCCAATTTGGTTATTAACTCTCTATATTTTTCTATCTTATCATTTAAAATTGCAATCTTTTCTTCTTGTTTTGTAGATAAATTTCTTTGGTCATTTTCCAAATAAGAATCAGGACTATCATAAACGTCTTGGTTGAATAAATCTTCGGCATATGAAATAACCGCATCCTCATCAATATGTTGTTGCACAAAATTAGAATTAAATCCTTCATAACCTATCTCATCAATTAATTGTTCAACATAGTCATAAGCACTTGTTTCCATCTCATTCTCATCACCAACCACATATCTACGGTCTTCTAGCTCAGGAGCTCCAATCACTTCAAACTCCGACGCATCATAATAAGGTCCTATTGGGATAATATTATACACATCTATCTTGTTATCTAATTCGGTTAACTCATCTTCCAACTCACTTATTTCATCCAACAAATCACCTCTTACTTCTTCGTCATTATCATATTCCGCTTGAAGTCTGGTAATTTCATTTTCAATTCTTGCAATCTCACCTCGGTCTTGATTGGTCATTACTTCAATATCACCTTCTATCTCAAGAACTCGTAATAACGCATGTGCCTTCAATCCAATTTCAGGTGCGTTGGGTAACGCCCATTCATTCTCTTCACGTCTTTCTTGAGCGGCATTTTCTCTTTCTCTTAAAATTTGAGCTATTCTTAATTTTTCTAATCGGTCTCTTTCTTTTCGAGCCAACTCTTTATCACTATAAATCTTAACCTGTTCAGGATAAGTTGATTTAATATAATCATCAACCGAACTTAAAATCTCGTTTAACTTATTTGTTCCAAAAATCCAACCACCATTAACCGTTGCATCCAAAGCATCATAATAAGTTTTATCCCCATCAAATTTTTGAAGTAATGCAACTTTATAGAACTTATTATTACTTGGAGCATTTCGGTCCAAAATATAAAATAACTTACCGTCTTGATTGTATCTATTGAACTGGTAATCCGAATCAGCACTAGTACACCATTTAGTACCTTTACCATAATAACATGATGAATCATGGGTTAAAGGATTCACAACAAAAAATCTATCATCATCATAAACAACATTCCCACCTTCAACTTGTTTGACTACTCGTCTTTGTCTTTCATCATATTGACTAATCGCCGAGAATAATTGTCCAACACTTTTATATTGGAAGATATCTGTTATAGGTAAGTTTGTTGATACCCTTTCAAACTTATCTAAGGCTTGCTTGAGTTTTGAAAGGTTGTCTTCAAAATTAACCATGTCAAGATTTTTACCAACCCAATCCAAATATTTTTGTGGCACCGCCCCAAGAATTTTATTTACATTCTCTGTACCAAACTTTTGTGAGTACTTGGCTTTGAAGTCGTCAACTCGTCCTTCTTGTATTAATTTTAAAAAATCCATAGTATCTTTAATTGATAAATATTCTTTTACTCTTATATTTCCACAAAGATAGTATTTATTATCAGGAAACAAATAAACTAACTAAAATACAATACCATGGGATGCGGATGCAAAAATAACGGAAACCAATCACAACAGCCTTCACCTCAACAGGTTCAACAGGCTGCAGCTCAAAGACAACAAACTAACGAAAGTGTCAAATCAGCTATCAAAAAAACAGTTGAAAAGTATTACAACGTAAACAAAACGAGTAAGTAATCTAACACATTTGAAAAATTAATGAGGGGACAATGAGAATTGTCCCTTTTTTCGTATTTATATTATATGGATATTAATGATTTAATAGAAAAGTTTAATGACGGAGATACTGATTTTATTCAGTACTTTAACGACATTGATACATTTCTTAAGTTTGTTAATAAAAGAGGTCTAATTAATGAGTTAGACCCTGAAGGAAAACTTTCCGAACATTATCAAAACGAATTACTATTATTTTATTACGAAAACGATAAACAAAAGTTTTGGGAATATGTGTTGAAGTATTTGAATGATGTTGAATTAGTTGATGGAGTTCCATATCTTATTCTTGATAGTATAGGAGAACTATCCGCATTATTCTGTGATGGAAACAGATATGATATATCTCAAGATACTGTTGAAGGCATATTATCAGGTGAATATGATAGAGATTTTTATTACGATTCAACTGATGATGTTTACAGAGATGTCATTCAAGAACTTACCAAAGAAAATTTAAAAAGATTAAAAGAGTATATCATTCAAACTTTAGATGGTCAACAATTATCCACAGATACGGAAGTACTTGAGTCTATCGCTCAAAGAGAAAATACTGAATATGTTACTGTAAATGAATCTAACATTGACGAAATAGTTGACGATGAGGAAACTATGAATGAATTAATGAAAGACGAATTAGGAGACCTTAAAAGTGAATTATATATTATTTATAATTCTTCATATAACTCAGCATATGAAGAAGAATTATTCGAAGATATTATGGGAGAACTTTCAAAATATTTTGGTGATGGTGAATGGGTAACAAGACCTCACACTTGGAAAAATGATACTGAAGTACAAAGATATAAGGCACCAATACACAACTTTGAAAGTAACATTGTTGATTATTTAAGAGAAAACAAAAGTTATAGTTACGGGACACTTGAATATTGGGGCGAATACTTGGGGGTTATAAAAGACCAAAACGATTGTTTATCTGTAATACCGCCTGATTATCCTGACTCAAGAAAAGTAGATAAAAATATCAACTTGTACTTTAACGATTACATTTAATATTCTTTTTACGAATTAAATTGTTTATACTTAAACAATAATAAATTCCAAAAGAAATACCAATGATATTAAAATCACCAACAAGCAAACTATCCATAGTTAATTTATTTGCAGATTTCATATTAAATCAAATTCCAAAAGACGAGGAAAGTATTATCCAAGTCGCCGACTGTTTAAACTTTTATGTAATCAAAGGTAAAACAACCTATAAAGAAACTTTGGACATTGCAAAAATAAAAGATGAATTCACCTCAAAGTTTAAAGAACAATTAGTTGACCTGAAATTAACTCATACAATTGATTTAATCGATTATAATTCCAAATTGAACCCGTTAGATGAAATAACATTTTCATATCATAACAACTCA